TATAAAACTGTTCCATGCAAACTGGACAAACCTTAATATAATGCGGCATCTTGTTATTGCTCCTATCTCTTATCCCACTCCTGCTTGTTATGTCTATAGCTTTTCTATATGTCCTATATCCACTACAAGCATAAATGAGCCTATTAGGGCCTGTCAAGATCATTTTGTACGGCTCAAAGCTCGTCGTAAGTATCTTGTATACGAATGACATACGGTGAATTTTGAGCCTTACAAACATACACATCCCAAAGGGGGGTGGTAGGGGTAGGCTGCTGGACAAAAGTCATTCGTGAATACATGTCGAGTAAAAAGTTTGTAATTGTGAAGATGTGTTTAGATTTTTTATTTTGTTAATATATTTTTTTTTTTAAATACAAAAACTCACTACAGACAATGTAATTCTTACACTACTTTTCTTCTCGACAGCGCACCCATACCCCCCCTTACGAACACGATTTACCAAAAGGCTCAAAGCTCACCATAAGTTCTATGAAATGAATGATTTACAGTGAGCCTTGAGACTTCAGGATAGAGCTTTACAGGCCCCAAAGTGCTCAATTATGATTATAACCCTATTTCTTATTCATAACCATCTTGTACAGATTCTTGTTTTGTTTCAATTTATTGAGAATATCAACGACAGTTTTGCCATTGAATTCCTGTACATGGCGAGAGATTGGTTTCTCTAGCTTAACAGTGGCCATTATTATCCTCCGGTATCCAAGTTTCGTAACTTATCAGATACATACAGATTACACGTTTCACTTCGATACCGTCACGCATGAGAGTTAAATCGTGTCCACTACCCCAAATATGGCTAATATCATCAAAACGTTCCTTATCTGGAGCGTTATATTCATGCATAGCCATATGAGTGTAGTAGAGTATTACACTCATTCGCATATTATCCTCCTACAGTATGCCATAGTTGGTTATGGTTATACTGTTGTACGTTGTTAGTTGCTTTTGTACACAGCAGCGTATGCATCCTGTACAGACATTCCACGCTTCCGCAGCATATGAAAGGTCTTGTCCAGTTCTTCTTGTTCCCGTTTTGCCAGATAGGACACGATAGCCTTGTGACGGGCTTCGATTAATTCCTCAAGGGCATTAGTGGTAAGAGCTTCAACAGACTTCTTGAAGTAATTCTCACCACGGGTCAAGATGGTATCACGATTCAGATACTTTACAATTACTTCAAGTTTCTGAGCCGATGTACCACTGATGGACACCTTTACATCTTTCGTAGCCTGTTCGATTACATCCTTTGCAATTTGCTCAGGCGTCTTCCCGTTTAGTTCAGCCATAGTAATCTCCTTGTGTGTTATACACACTGGTTATATCTATGGCACACTATAGGAGGGTAATACTTGTCATACTACGTGTGCTGATCGTTTTGGATAACACTGGATGACAGGCCAGCCTGTACACACGTAGGTCGATATGATATAGGCACACGTATAGCTAACACACCCTATACATATATCTATATATTTAGAACATCTACAACCGGACACCCATAGATATAGCAAGGACCATACCAAACATGTCTGTATATGTACAAGACTGACCACAAGATATAGTATATGTAGACATCCTACACCACTATATCTTGTGGTTTGTTTGGCACTATAATTGCTCACAATCTCTATCATGTAATAATTACTATGTAAAATCTACAATTTACATACCCAATATATAGTACTGTGTAACATACAGTATCACAAGATGTAGTATATAATTTTTACCGTATAACATAATGTATATTATCGAGGCGACGCCGTTAATAATCGTTAACTGGCCGTAAAATTGCAGACGTTGCTAAAAAATTTTTTGGAATTTTTGTTTTCTGGTATACAACTTCTATTATAAGGTCTATTTTAGTAATGATTGTCTTAGATATCTAATTTGTCGTCTTGTTTGAAAGTCTTATAGTTGGCAAATTGTGTGGCGCGTAACTCGTATACGACTTTTGGATTTCACAGATTTCTTGTAGACAACGTAAGTATCTCGTAAACATGAAAATATAACCCTTGCACCGCATCCTTATTATATAGCACACTTGTGGGAATCCGTTCGACATAGCCATGATTGCCTAGTTGTTGTGGAGTAGTAGTGTATTCTGAATGTGAGCAGGATATACTATAGATAAGGGACATTCAATATGACTACGAGTTTATCTCAAAACAGCATAGATAACAACGCTAGTCCTCTAGAGAGTGTCCTTTTTCATCATTTGGTGGAACATTATACGGAAAATGGCTTGCCAACGGCAGAGGACTTGGATAGTATAGCCGAGGAAGAGAAACAACGGGAGAGGACAAGTAATGTTCGTTAGAGGACAAAGAACGGGGTCAAATGGTAGGCCAAAGGGACATGCACAAAGGACAATAGACCTTATAAATGTCCTTGTCCGTATGGAGATTGCAAATCCACAGTTTACTTTTGTAGATATTGCCCGGCTTACTGGTGTAAAGGATGCCCGTTATACAAGGCTCCGAAATCTCCCCATATACCAGACTATTAAGAACCAGCAAATGACTGGTATTCTTACAAGGCTGGATACGAAGGTTAGTGATAGCATTAATTTAACACAAGAAACATTGTCCTATGCAGTCCCTCTTGCTATGCAGGAGATTGTAAAGCAGGCCCTGAATGCTAAGGATGAGCGTATTAGAAATAAGGCTTGCAACGATATTCTTGACCGTGATGGTCATTTTGCCAAGGTTAGTCGTGTTGGTTTGGCCACGGAACAACAGGGAGGAATTGCAAAGGAACAAGATAATGAAACGGCTAGAAATCTTATTAGTGCTCTTAAAAGTCAACCGGCTTTACCGGGACCAGCAACAATAGATTCCAAGCCTGCTACTGAGACGACACAGTAGCAATGTAAAGGGAGTATTATCCATAGTGAAAGAGTAGATATGAGTCCTTTCTTGCCGGGTTTGTGACTCCTACGACCATCACTGGGCATACATAATACTCCCTTTAGATTATAAAAAATAGTATAATTGTGCGTCGGGTGGGTATGCCCAAGAGGGAAAATCAAACCCGGCCCTCGCACAGGACAAAATAGGAGTTATAATGCAGTTGGATGTGGTAAAACTTGTCACACCTAATAAGATTAACGTTCCTATAGGTCTAAAAGGTAGCCATCCCAATATGACCTATGTAGATAACCAATATATAGTCTACATGAAAGGTGTGCAGACTGATCCAGTAACAAATACATTAGTTGGCGGCCCTTGGGATTGGCTGTATTACGACGAAGATTATATTTATCAAGTACTAACAGAACTTAAGTGGAAAGATATAAGAACTGGGAAAAAACCAAATGGCCTCAAAGGGGCACCACGGCTTCCTAGATATATTGAGTATAGTCCTAATCAACCTCCTGGTTCTTGGGGTTTTGACATTGATAGACCAGCTACGGACTATATTCAGTATGATGTTCTATCACCGACTGACGAATATGGTTCACCAGTAAGTACAACGCCGGATCATGCGACACGTTATACTAATGGAAAATGCCATTTAGAGATTCAGGGGCCGTTTCCTGGTATACAAGATAATTCAATACCGGCAAGTGCTAATTTATGGAAACTATTCTATCAAAGAGGTGGTACTGGTAGTCCCTTAGTATATGTTACAGAACTGATTATCTGTGCTGAAGGATATGGTCGTAAGTCTTGGCAACAGTGGACAAGTGTTAAAAGTCTAGCAGGTCAAATACCTACAACGCCTCCAGACGTCGCTTCAGGTACTAGCACACAGATGACACAAGCAGATTTAAATGCTCTAGGAGTAGGAAGCGTACCAGCACCAGGACAAAGAGTATTTTAATGGGTCTTACTACTACACCGTTAGTCCATCAATTTGATGATCCATCAGTAGATTTCATACAAGAAATCAATAGGACTAACTACGCTCAAAAATGGAACCTCATTCCAGTAGATAAGTTATCCTCAAGAGATAAAGACACAGCCCACCGACTAAATGGTCTTGGGGATAACTTCTACTTTATTAAAGTTATTCTACGAAAACATCGCCTATCTAATACTTTCCACCGCCAATGGTGTAATGACCTTATGTGTTGGTCATTAAAAGAAGTATTTGAAATCCCACGAGATCATTTTAAGACTACTATTGGCTCAGGAATGGCTATGTGGTGGGCATTGCCATTTACAGATCGTGATGAGACATTAATGCGAATGCTCGGATACGATGATGTATGGATTGACTGGATGCGTCGTGCTCATAATCAAAATACACGTACCTTAATTGCTATGGAAACAATTAGGAATGCGTGGAAGATTGGACGTAAAATTAAATATGAGTACGAAAATAATGATTTCTTCATTAAGGCATTCCCTGAGCTTAAACCTGATTCCTCCTGTCAGTGGTCAGCAGATGTTATCACTCACAAACGAGATCATACAAAGTCTTCAGCTAGCCAAGGTGAAGGAACTTATGAATTCACTGGAGTTGATGCAGCCCTTCAATCGAGACACTATGACAGAATTATCAGTGACGACCTCTTCGGTAAAGAGGCGCTTAAATCTGATCTAGTTGCAGAATCTACATGGGAATGGTATCAACTTCTCGTTGGTGCATTTGATAGTGATCCTAATGATCCAAATAGCACTATTGACGAGCTTGTAAATGGAAATCGCTGGTCTTTTTACGATTTGAACTATAAAATCAAAGAAAATCTACCATATTTCCGTTTTCATACACATGACGCCGAAGGCGGGTGTTGTCCTTATCATCCTGCTGGACAGACTATATTTCCTGAAGAATGGTCATTTAAAAAGCTACAACAGATGAAATCTCGTCTTGGAGATTACTTTTATTCATGCCAATTCAGAAATAAGCCTATTAACCCAGGAAATAACACTTTTAAGTCTGAATGGCTTAGATATTTTGTCTTTAAGACTATTAATCTTGAAACTATAACACCTGGATGGAAGACACAAGACCTTAACATTCAGCTATCTGACCAGGGTTCCTTTGGGACAGATGCATATAAAATCATCCCACATGAGGAACATGTAGAGAAAAGACATAAAGCCATTAGACATGAGATTAAAAATGGCATCGCATATAGAGATAAGCCGACTTCTTATTTGGCAAAAATGTTACTTGTAGATCCTAACCACTCCGGTGAAAAGGGTCGTGCAAATAACTGTGTAATGGTACTTGGTATTGATTATGATCCTCTCAATATTTATATACTCGACGGGATGGCAGATACTTGTTCCCGTACAGATACTGTTCATCGCATATATGAATACGGGGAAAAATGGCGTTTGCGTGAAGTTTGGGTAGAAACTGCTGCTGGTCAGTCGTGGTTACAGACATTACTAGAGATTGAAGATAAGAACCGTAAGGCTCTGGGTAAATGGTACTTTCACGAAGTTAAAAACTTCAAGGATAATCGCAGTGAAAATGCCAAAGCTGATCGTATTGAAGACACAGAGCCATACTTTCGTAACGGGCAAATCTGGATTAATACCCATGAAAATGCCACGTTCTCTAATAAGTTCCTTAAAGAATACGAACAATATCCATTGTGTGCAACAAGAGATATACTCGACACGTTGGGTCACGGTCTTCAGAATCTCCAGCATAGTACGATGAGTGAAAAGGATTACAAAAAATTTACTACTAACCAACAAGCAAAACAACAACAGTTGCTTCGTAGTAGAAACTCTGTAACGGGTTACTAATTTGGATTGAGTTAAATTCATTGTTCGGGATCATAATGCAATCATTTTATGATTTTAAGGCTGTAGATATTGCGGCATTTGGTACGTTTGTTGTAATGTATCTGGCCTATAGAGTTGATACTAAACGTAGACATGATGAGCAGGTTAAGATGCATACGGAGAATAAATCAAAATTAGATAGTTTGGTTACTTCTCGTGATAAACAATTAGAAACAAATGATGCTATGAAAGATACTGTATCACAATTAAAAGAACAAACAGCAACACTTGCTGAAATGGCAAAGGGTTTTAATAGACGTTTAGAGATGATTGAAGATAGGAATGTATAATGCAAATTCCACAAATTCATCCACATCATTATAGTACGATGTTTTGGGTGTTTATTACTTATGTTATCGTAAGTAATGCTGTAAATGCCATGCCGGAACCTGGGAATCTTAGTAGTGCAGGTTATAAATGGTTCTTTACGTTCTCTCATGGTGTTCTAATGCAGGTAGGTCGTTTTGCAAATAGATATATGAATGGGGATCAACAAGTTGCACAATTAGATCAGCAAGTAAAAGCACAAAAGCAAGGAGCCTAGTATGTCATTTGTAAGTGTAATGAAGCATATTGGACATGATCTCAAAGTTGGATTTGAGCATGTACTACCAATAGCAGCAACATATGGAAGTGCAGTAGTAAGTACATTCTTTCCTGGTGCAGGGGCATTGTTTAATGGTACAGTTTCAGCAGTTTTGTTAGCAGAACAAAAATATGCTGCACTTGGTAAAGAGAAAATGGGGCCACAGAAGTTAGCAGATGTTATGTCATTGATGGAACCTATTATTGCTAATGGTCTACATGATGCAGGATTGGATAATAGTAGTGCAAAGGTTATTGAATATATTAACGCTATTGTTACAATTCTGAACACAACACATATTGATCCATCTGTACCGGCACCTGTTAATCTAGCACAGTAAGGTTTTTAAATGATTATTGACCCAACAAAAGCTGATTTTGGTGAGGACGGTAATAAGGAACTCGATTGCTTTGTATTCGAGAATCTTACCGCCCTCATCAATGCTTATGATGATCTTCATAAGAATAAACTTCCTAAATGGCGTCGTCTGACTAAAGGACTACCAAAGGAAACTACTAGGGATTTCCCTTGGCCTGGGGCTAGTAATGTAGTTATTCAATTAATTGGTGAAAACGTAGACATTATCAAGGCCATTCAACTTGGTACGATCTATGAAATCCTACCTCTATGGACTGTAGGACTTGTTGGAGATTTTACAGAACAGGAAAAGGGTGAAGAACAACGTAGTGCTGTAGAGAGATTCTTAGATCAGATGGGCTTGTCTAAGACAGAATTAGACCTATATCGAACAGAATCTAAAGCAGCCCATGATATAGCAGCACTTGGTTCAGTTCTTATTAAATTACCCTGGGAAACTCTTAAGGAACAGGTTGTTATTGGTGGAGAATATCCAAATTTCCAAGAAGAAGAAATTATAACCTATGATGGCCCAAGACCAGAAAAACTAGCATATGACGATTGGGCAGCTACTCCGACAGCACAGACATGGGAAAAGGCCAAGTTTAAATACCATCGTTATCGTCTTACGAAACAGGAATGTGAGAAGAAAGTATTTGATGGTGCTTTTGAAAAAGATAAATGGGAAGAAATAGCCTTACAGCCAGATATTCTAGGTCTAACTGCTGAAGAACAGGATAAATTAAGAGAAAATAACATTCAAGGTAGTTTTGAAGGTAAAGAATTAGCACGTTGGTGTTTTTATGAGTGCTGGTTTGAGTATAGGTTTAATGATAAGACATATAAGATTTTCTATACAATGCACCTTCAGACTAAGAGTCGAATGGGGGCATATTTTAATTTTTATCCTAAAAACGAAGAACCCTTTGAGTATGGACGCCTTGGGTATAGCGAGGATGGTCTAATTGGTTATGGCTTTGCAGAAATGGGAGAAATGTACCAAGAAGAAGTATCCACTGGACATAACCAACGTGTGGATAATCGTACACTTGCTAATACTCCTGTACTTCTTGGAGGAAATAATCCACGTATTGATTCTGGTATCTCACTTTTCCCTGGGGCAGTTCTTCCATTTAATAAGGACGATGTTGATATTAGGCAATTAGGATCTAATTATCCTTCATCTGTACAGGAAGAAGAACTAACAATTGCTCTTGCTAAGTCCCGTTTTGGTACAGACATGGTAAGTCCTGAAGGTATGGGTTCAGGGACTGTTAATAAGAAGGGTTCTTATAGTAGTATGGGAACCTTTTCTATCATGCAACAAGGGGCACGTAGGGTAAATGTTAATGTTACTGACTTCCGTTATCTACATTTGAATATTGGACAAAAGTGCCTTCGTCAATATTCTACTTTCGGTGTAGGGGATGATAGGCTTAAATATCTAGGAAAACTAGGTCCGATGTTGAAAATGGCCCTAGACAACCTTAAGAAAGGTCGTATTGAACTACCTGTAAAGGCTGCAACTGCCAGTATAAACAAAGAAATTGAAAAACAAACTGGCATGTTATTTACACAAGTAATGCAGCGGCATTTTGGCATGATTGCACAGATTTTACAAGGTGTAACTAGTCCAATATTGCCACCTTTGCAAAAAGAGTTCCTGATTGGAAGTATAACGGCGCAATCTTATATTATGACCAAATTACTCCGAGCTTTTGGTTATGATGATTTACTAAGATTGCAACCGGAGTTAGATGTTGTAAAGAAACTAAAAGGACAAGGAGCCAATAATGGACAACCAGCAATTCAAGGCAGCCAAGGAGCAGTTACAGAAGACCCTTCAAGATCCAGCAGTCAAGAAATTGAGGGATCACCAGGGTCTAATAATGGAGCATCTCCAGCGAACAGCGCACAAGATGCTGGAGGAATTCTTCTTAGCTAGAAGAAAAGAAATTGAATATCAATTAGAATATAGATGGATAAATGCTGCTGGACAAGATATTAGTAATATTCTCCGAGGAAAAATAGAAGTTCTAGATACTTTTCTGAATATGCCTAATATTTTTGCTGAAATGGATAAATTAGAAAGACAACTTAAAGAACAAGAAGAAGAATTGAAAAAAGGAGCTAATAAATAATTATGCCGTTTGGATCAAAAGAAAAAATTACGAAAGAAGACCTTATAGAATTAGGTCTTGATCCAGCATTGTTGAAGGAACTTAAGGAAAAGGGTGTCACTAAAGAGATGCTTGACACCATGAAAACTGAGCTTACTACAACGATGACGGATCAAATTAAGGCTGGCTTTACGGAACTTGAGAATAAACTAAAGCCTCAACCAAGAACGAATGATGATAAGGGTAATAATGGTAATGACGATACACCAGATGATATAACCCGTTTTGCTACTGATCCTACTAAATTTGTCAAGGATGAGGTTAATAATCTACGAGGACAAGCGGCTGTAGAAATTATGAAAACTCGTAGAGATATTGCTCTTTCTAATGCACAAAATACACTAAAAGGCTTCAAAAATACTGCCCTTAGTGAAGAAATTATGAAAGAGCTTGATGAAAAGTATGATGCAGTAAAGATGGTTCGTTATGGTTCTGATCCTGTGGCCCTTATTAAGTCAGTACATGATATGGTTTTAGGTCGTCACCATGATGAAATTTTACAAGATTCTCAGAAAAAAGATGGAAAATATAATCTAGTCCACTCAGGATCGAGTGTCACTAATAACAATAATAACAGACAGAGTACTGATAATAAGCCTGTTATTTCTGACCAAGATCGTATTCAAATGGCAAAATTTGGTATGACTGAGGCGGAATGGATTCAACAAGGCGTAGATTCTGATAAAGAGAATCTTGAAAGAAGGGGCCAGGTAGCATAATATGGTTAAAAGAATTGGAGAAGCGGCTAATAACGAAGTTCCGAAGGCTGAAGTACCTCATACTGAGGAAATTAATGAATTTAATTACGATAAAGAACAATCAAAAGTACAAGAAGCCATTGGAGGCACTGAGCCGGATGATGATGTAACACCAACCTTTCTTGTAGATGAAGAGCAGATTGATCGTGGTATGACTCTTAATAAACAGGAAGAAGTTGAAGGTGCAGGGTTAACTCCGCTAAATAGAGTTGATACCCAAGTTCGCCAGCAACGTAGTGGTATTAATTACGAAGTAGTCGAGACTAAGAGAGCACAACCAGCTACACCTGTTGATCTTTCTAATCTTGATGAATCAATGATTCTCGATATGCCTCAGATTAAAGCAGCAACTTTTGAGGTAATCGATATGATGTCTCTTAAACCTAAAGACCCAGCTATTCGTTTTAGGTGGGCAAATTACAAGAACTTTACTTCCGGTAATCTAGGACGTTATTACGCTCTTGGGTTTAAGAATGCTTCCCCGGATGATATCGACATGGAAAAAACGCCAGTTGATCCATCTATGATTGAGGGGACGCAGATTAAATGGTATGATGTTATACTTATAAAAATTAACGTAATTCGTCTGATGGAACTTTATAAGTCTAACATTATTAAATCTGTAAATCGTCTTGTAAAACACCGGGAAAGAGGTGTTAAAGAAGCAATGAAGACATTTGCAGATGGTCTGGAAGGTAAGGACAGGGCAGCATATAACAGAACAAAGGCACAGCTTGATGGACGTGAACCTGTAGAGTTTTTAGTTGAAGCATAGGGTAACTATTTAATAGGAAGGTATAAATGGCATCACTTCTTGCAAATCATACAGAACTTGAAGTAGTACGGACTAAGAGTGGTAATACTGAGGAAACTGATAGTCCGGCAGAAAAAGCAGGACAATCCTTTGTAAAAGGAACTCCTGTTCAACTTAATGCTGGTGTTCTACAGGCATGGGATGGTGCTACCGTAAATGCTGGTATTTACGGAGTAGCAGCAGAAGATGCACATAACCTTGCCTCAGATGGATTAGGTTTCCCTATTCCCTTTAACCCTGTTGGATTTCCTGGTACTGGTACTACTTTTGGTAAAGTACCATTCCAAGCGTCCGCAGTTAATATTCCAGAAGGCGCACCGCCAGTAAAAGGTTTGGTAGTTGTATTCATTGCCAATCTTGATACTGTTTTTCGGGCACAGACGGACAATAATACTGGTGCTGCTACTACACCTACTAGGGCCAATAGAGGAACTGCGTATGGCCTTACAATTGATGCTAATGGTCACTGGTATGTTGATTTCGCAAAGACCACTGTTGGCACCAATACTGTTGTTGAAATGGTTGATCTTGATCCTATTGATGGATCAGTTGCTAATGCTAGGATTCTGTTCCAATTTACTAAAGCTGCAATGCAGATCGTTCTTTAGTAGTTGTGTTGTTTTGTTATATTTCTTTATAAGCGTTTTAAGGAGATTTACTAAATATGAGCATGGTAACTGGACAATACGCACAGCTACTTGCAAAAGGGCAGCGTAAAATTTTCGTCCAGTGGAATGAAATGTATCAGCGTGATCTTGAGTACCCTCAAGTATTTAACGTTGAAACTATGACTTCCGCTTATGACGATGAATTGGAATTCGCCGGTACACAGCCTACTCCAATTAAGTTTGAAAACCAGTCCGTCTTTTATACCACTATTATACAGGGCGGCACCATTCGTGCAATTCCTTTGACATATGGTATTGCTGCACGTATGTCATTTGAGCTTGTTGATGATGACCAGTATGGTATTATCAAACAGGTTCCGAAGGCATTGTCACGATCAAATAGATTCACGGAAGAAATGGTTCCGTGGAATATTATTAATCTTGGGTTCTCTACTGTTAAGAGTATTGATGGTGTAACATTGTTTAATAACCAACATCCTCTTCTTGGTGGACCTGCGGTTACTAACTATGCACCGGGACTTGGTAATATTATCTCTGCTGCTGGCACATTCCCTAATAGGCCAGCAGTTGATGTTGATCTATCATTCGCAGCTATTCAGTTGATGACGAATCAATTTGAAAGAATGGTAGATGGAGTTGGGATGCCAGTTGTATATAAGCCAAAATCACTACTAATCGCTCCTGCGAATAGATTTTTGGCTCGTGAGTTGCTTGGTTCACCGGGTAAACCTGGAACTGCGACTAACGAAATTAACTCACTTCTTGGTGAAGATTTGGGTTACATGGTCGGACATTATCTTACCTCTGACACCGCATGGTTTGCATTATGCGATAAGCAGTATCACCATTTGAAGTTTAAATGGCGTCAGAAGGCTGTAATGGATATGAATGACGACTTTGACACTAATGCCGTTAAACATAAGTCCATTATGCGCTTTACTGCTGTTCCTGCTAACTGGGTTGGTGTTTGGGGATCTAACGGCCCGTAGGAGGAATATATGGCTAGAGAACATAAAATTGAGATTAAACCTGAAAAGGGTCTAAATTACAATTTTCTTGTTCAATGTTCCTGTGCTTGGCAAGGTAGATATGAAACCGAAGGTCAGGCCAAGGAGGGAGCTAAGGGACACAAGATTGCAAATGGTGTTTCTTAAGTTTTATAACTTGGTCATTATGATTCGGACATAATGGCCAGCAGGGGGAGGTTTCGGGATGGCTCCTTTACTCCCCCTGTTTCTACATTCATAAGGAAAGTGAGCCTATCTTCTTATGGCATATTTTAAAGGCGTTCGTAGTTATATGCAAGGGCCTTGGCATTAT